AGTTTTGTGTTAGTCGGAGCTTCAAAAGTACCTTCTGTTGTACGTGCAAAAGCTGAAGTAGTTGCAGATTGCAATACTGTCAATGCTTCTGGTGATACAACTGCCCAGTTAGCTGCACCACGACGTGTACGTTGAGCAATCAAGTTAGCTGCGCGGTTAATTAAAACAGCAAGAGCAGCGTGCTCGTCACCTACGAATGTAGCTGTACCAGATACTGTAGCTTGATTGTAGTTGAATGTGTTACCAGAAAGACTAGCTAAACTAGCTAAAATTTCTTGGTCAATTTCAACTGTGATTTCTTGTGCCAATGCAGCCATAATTTCAGCTTCAACATCTAAACCGTGCATAGATTGTGCATCTTGCGCAGCTTCAAATGTCCAACGTGCAGACAATTTACGTGTTTTTGCTTCAACTACTTGTTTCAAGATTTGAACGTTAATACGGTTACCCGGAGTACCTTCTAGTGTGCTTGTTGAAGCAGCTTTACCAGCAGTTGTACCAGAGTATGCAGTAGCGATCTTGAATGGACTTAATGCCTCGTCACCGCCTACTGTGCTGTCGCCTGATGTAGCTGTAACTTGATCAGCATAACGTACACGTAGAGTGTGAATTTGAGCCACTGGGCCAGTCATTGGTTGTACACCAACGATTTCGTTCGCAATAACTGTCGGCATTACACGACGGATTACTGGAAGAATAACGCGGTTTAATGTAGCTACGTTACCAACAGCAGTAGCGCCACTGGTTGCAGTTTCCATCAAGTGTTTCTTAGTATTTTCTAAAATTACTGCCATTGTGGTTCTTTTAGAACCTTGTAGACCTTCTAACAGGGCGTCTTTGGTCTCGTTCCAACGGCCTTCTAATAGTTGGGTTGTCATTTCTTATTTTTCCTTAAAAAAAGTTTACTACTATTTTAGCCCTGCTAAACGTTTGATATCGACGACATTGTCATCGTTCTCAATTACGTCAATTTTAGCAGATTTATCACCTGTCACTTCTTTACGACTTTCAGCAATCATCACTTTATCGGCTTTGACTGTTGGTGCGTTGTTTAGAACTGCTGGTAGATATTTATCGTATGCAGCTTGTAGTCTTTCTGTCTGCACACTCTCAAGAAGACTGATCATTACTTCAGCTTTCTCTTTGTTTAATGGTTTTAATAACTCGTTCATTTTCTCTTTACGAGAAATGCTTTCATTAATAACTCGAACTTCACGGTTCTTAGTTTCAACTAATGCTTCTTTTTCTGCAATAACTTGTTTGCTTTCTGCTAATTGTCTTTCTTTCTTAGCAAGAGTAGCTTGAAGTTTAGCGAATTCTTTGTTCTCATTTAAATGAGTTACAGCAAATTCAGCTGCGTATGCTTCAAATAAGCGACGACCAAACATGTTCTCACGAGCAGTTTGAATATCTTCTTTTAGTTGAGCTAATTCAGACCCTAGGTTTTGTGCTACTGCTTCTTTAACAAGACCCGCACTGCGTTTTACGAATGCACTTTGTAGTTCAGCTAGTTTTGATTTAGCTTCAGCAACAAGTTTAACTTTCGTTTCAACTACAGCTTGTTTGTCTTGCTCAAACTCTTTAATTTCTTCAGCCAACGCATGGATAACAAATTTTTCTAACTTAGCTACTGCTTCGTTTTGAACTTTTTTATCTGTACGTAGTTCTTGGATTTCTTCAGCTAATTTAGTAACCATAAAGTTATTAAATTTGCCTGAGCTTTCAACCATATGACGTTTAAATTTCACACGGTCTTCTGCTAGAGCTTGTTTCTCACTGGCGAACTCTTTAAGTTCAGCAGTAAGACTTTCAGTAACCATCTTGTCTAGAGCTTCAACCATTACTTGTTTGTCGTGACTATAGCGTGTCGCAAATTCTTCACGCAATTCAGCGCGAATAGTTTCACGAGCTTCATTAATTTGGCTAGCCCAAGCTTCTGTAATAGCAGTTTGGGTTGTTTCATTAATGATACCAGAATCTAACAATGGTTTGATAGCGTCTAACATTCTGATCTCCTATTTTAATTTTAAATCTTTGATTAGGCTTAATACGCCTTCTCTTAGATATTTCTGTACTTTTTGATCTGCACTGGCTTCTTTTGCCATTTCGAATACCTTGGCGCCACCACGCATATTCATCAGTCCTTCGTAAATCGCTGTTGGATATGCATTAGGAGCACTAGGTTGTGCAACTACATCTACAGTGACTATTTCAAAGTCACTGACTTTACCGTCACCCTCATTCACGTTTCCGCTACCACGAGAGCTAACGCCAAGTTTTACACCCGATTCCAACATAGTCTGAACTAACTGACCCATTGGAGTAGGTAAAATCTTTAATTTGCCAAAGCCATTAGGACCATCCATCCACATATCTGTAATCATGTGGCTTACACGGTCTAAGTTAATTTTCAAATCATCAGGGTGATCTACTTCGCCTAAAACGCTGTAGCCACCCTTGATTTGTTCATTTAACGTAGAAACGGCTTTCTCAATTTCATTTACAGGGTACACACGCTCATTGTGATTACGTACACCACCTTGAATGAATATACCTTTCATATAACATGACTTGCCTTTGCCATCAGGAGCACTTTCAGTTAAGAACTCTATTCTAGCTGCATCGTATGTTAAGTTTTCTTTAAGGTATAAAGCCATTATCTTTTCCTAATTACTTACGTAGTGGGCTTTGTTTGTTAACAGCAACACTACCATCATTACCAGCTAGCTTACCTTCAGAACCTGTAGAAGCTTCTTTAGTTTTAAATGCTGTTTTACCTGCATTAGCACCTGGTTTGTTTTGTGGGTTAGATACTAATGTACCTTTTGGTCTTTCAGTTGATGAAGGACGGTTACCGTTTTGATCTTGGTTACCACCTTTAGAAGTTACCGCTGTACCGCCCATGTCGTTTTTACCGGCTACTGTTGATTTAGAATTAACTGCTACACTTTTACCTGTACCAACTGCTGCACCTTCGGAGTTAGCAGGAGCTGCAACTTTTTCTACATACTCACGTACAATAGATTCGTCAACTTCTTCGTCATCTTCTTCATCATCTTCTTCAGATTCGTAAAATTCTTCTGGATTAGCTTCATCAGCGCCAACTTCATCGGCACCAAATTCATCAGCATGGTCTTCTTCACCAGCTTCGCCGGCCATTAGTGCATCAAATTCAGCTTTAAGTTCGTCAAGTGCGTCTTCTAGATCAACTACGCGATCTTCGATTTCTGCTTCACCTTGTTCTTCAGCGCCAAATTCGTCGCCTTCTTCAGAATCAAACTCTTCTTCAGCGCCAAATTCTTCTTCTTCAGAAATGCCTTCTTCGTCTAAAGATACTTCGTCAACTAGGTCTTCAACTTCGTTGCCGCCAATTGTTTCTTCTAAGTCTTCTTCTGCTACTAAGCTCTCATAGATGTCGCGTGATTTCTCTACAACGATCTGATGGAATAATTCACGAGCTTTGTCATTTTCATCATTAATGATGAACTCAACTAATTGTTCGTATTTGTTCATTTATGAACTCCTTGTGATAATATAAGTTTCGAAACTTACATCGATGTGATGTATTATGTGTATATATTTACAAAATTTATTAAAAAGTGGGGTTATATGTGTGTTTTTTGAGCCAAAAGGTGGGATAATTACATGCCGCCGGTGTCTGCTGGCGCTGCTTTGTATTGTTGTTGTACAGAGTCAATCTTCTTTTCGTGTTCCAATTTACGAATATCATTCATAATACGTAGACGATTTAGCTGTTTTAGAGTTAACTTGGTCTTGCGGAGATCGCGGAGTTTGACGGCAGTGTTGTCGTCTTTTTCTGTTTCATAACCTGCAGGAGTAGGTTCAAATATTTCTAATAGGTTCATAAAGTTATTTACCAAATTCTTATAAACCTGCTCCGGGCTGTGCAGCTGCTGGTGTGCCCGGGGCGCCCACTGCTTCTGGAGCTGCGCCTGGTACTGCACCGGCACCGCCTTCTACACCTAGCTCTTGTGGTGCTAGTGTATCCATGTCTTGCTGGATACCTGCGTTAGTAACGCCCACAGCACGTAGGCCTGCTTGTGGAATGTCTGTATCATTAACTGTGCCGTTTTCTTGTGCCCATAGTTCATCGTTGCGTTGTAGTTCTTCTTCGCTTAGGTCTAAGTAACGCTCTAATAAGAAACGTTTACTTAGATAAGGAATTTGCTCTAACTGTGTAAATGTAGTGATGCGCACTTGATCAACTTCTGCCTGACGATATTTGGCAAAGTTTTGAGGCTCATTAAAGCGCAATTCAAATAGACTGTTGTCAATGTTAACCCCTCTCCAGCGCATGAACATTTTAAACTCGTTATCAAGTGTTTCTGCAATCATACGTTGTAGGCGCATACAGTATTGATTAAAGCGCCACTCTTGAATTAAGGCTGTGGTTGTTTTACCGTCACTGTAACTACGTTCGCTTTCATCTGTACCGGTGGGCAAATAGCTACTAGGAATACGTAGGCCACGGAACATCTTGTTGGTAAAGTAACGTAGGTCAGTGATTTCACCTAGGTTTTGACCACCTGGGAATACATCAACGCTACTACCACGGCCTTCTGCTGTTACTGGAAAAAAGTAATCTTCGTTTGTTGATAATGGATTATACGTAGCATCCATCATATTAACACCGCCACCTGTTTGTGTAGGTATACGACGTTGGTGTATTTCATTTTTAACACGGTCAACATAGGCCATAGCCATGTGTGTGGGCATATTACCTACGTCAATCTTAAAGATACGACGTTCTGGAGCACGTTGTATACGATAGATGATAATCGCATCTTCTAATAGTTCTTTTTGTTTAAAGATTTTAAAAATACTTTCTAATACACTAGTACCAAATGGCCAGTTTAAGTCTAACCCTTCTGTTAAACTTAGGTGTACTACGTGTTCTGCATCAATCACAGCTTCATTTTTAGCATGACTAAAACGACTACCACCACTGTATGGTGTTTGTGGTTGTACATACGCACCGCTAGGACCGCCAACTTGCGGGTGATTAATAAATGTATCACTGCTACTTAAGGCCGTAGCTGTTAGGTTTTGGAAATTGATGTTCATGTCTTTGATAATGTACTGTTCTGGCTTTTTGCCTTCAGCTTCATTGACAAT